TTATGGTTCATGAGCCCCGAGGAGATCGTTGCTGCGTGCTACGCCCACACTGAAAGTGCGAACTCTGTCTTCGTCAAGGACGAGACTGGTAAAAACAGAATAGCCGTAGGCGGCGATGTGTGGACGTCCATTCTCATGGGATACATACTCCACTTGGGTGATAATGTATGGGACACTTCTTCTGACCTATACCATCGCGATGACGCTGAACACCTAGCCGAGCTCCAATCAGAGACACTCGCCCATTACCGAGACGGACAGCTTGAAATGCCATTCGACTTTGCAAAATTCGACAAGCAACCGTCCTTTGAATCACAGGATGAAATGTATTTATACCTTGGCCGCTGTGCTCTCGAACAGCGCACTCCCAGCCAAGTTGAACACATCTCACGGGTATTCAACATCTCCCGGGACGCCTGGACCAAGAGCACATTCAGATATGTTATCGGCTCCACCAAGAAAAAAGTCAAAGGCAAGCATGGTCTATCATCCGGACTTCGGATCACCACCTACATAGGCTCAGGCTACGGATGGTCAACGCACAAAACCGGCGCTCAGATATCAGGCATCACCTCAATCAAAGTCAAAGGCGACGATGCCAAACTAGCCGGCTCTCCCTCTTCTCTCTTACTCCACAAATCTCTCATGGACTCTTGGGGTGTGCAATCTGCTGCAGGCAAGTTTGGCATTCTAGGTCTTGATCCTCAGGTCCCTAAGTCGACTGAATTCCTACGAAGATTCGGCGACGGCACCGGATGGCACGGGTACCCCGCTCGTGCTACAAACAGCGTGTTCCAGCGCAAACCGTGGAACCCAGACCCCATCGCAAGCAAGCTCCCAAACATAGTTTCATCACTAAACACCGCCTCGCGCCGTGCTGGAAGGATGATGTTCTACGAAAAGGAGTACGCCGTGCCCATCACCCAGTCAGGGGGTGGTGGAATGGTCCGCACCGGCAAGACGGCCGACATATGGCTCTACACCCGTGCGTTCAAGTACACTGTCACATCCGAGCTCAGACCCACTAGGATCAACCTTGCCAAGCAAACCTATCTGCAGACTGCACTCCCAGAGTCCTACCATCAGATGGCTTCAGACGCCTTGTTTGTGGCTACTCTTACCCACCTCGATGGCAACATCAAAGTCGAGACGCGCGAACGGGGCGCTCTCTACATGCGAAAGTTGACCATCCCTTCTCTCCGTCCACAGACTGACCCACTTTTCGGGTCTGTCCCCTGGCTCGACGCATACTGGGCAACCAGAAGCCAGCCCCGCCGTTACGATAAATCGCTTCCCTCAGCTAGAACAATACTCAAGGAAGAACAGCCCAGCGTGTTCTCCAAGGTGCAAAGGCTGACGCGAGCGGGGTATCCTCTCGGCGCGGCTGTCGGCTGGCTCTCGGGTTCCATCACAGGCGCGGCCGCCTCCCCCCTCAACCCAGAGTTTGCGACACAAGCTCTAGCGCCGTACACCGGACTCATCCGTCGATGTGCGGTCTCCTCCTCTCCCTTTC